CAAAATGGCGGTCAGCACCGGTTCGCCATATACCGCCAACGACGTCGACGGGGTGGCCACCTACGCCTTCCCGAACGCGCAGGGGCAAATCCATTTCACTGCAGATACTGCGGTTGTGGGGCAGAAGTACGACGTCTACATGCTGTGGTCGATGGCCGGCACGCCGAATCAACCATCGCCCGCGTCTGTGAAGTTCTATGGCGCTTATGAGCCGTGGACTGCATCGTCAAACCCTGTGTATGCGAACAAGGTAATTAACCTCGTCCCACCTCAAGCGTCGGGAATTGTCGAGCGGTCGCAACTGCCGTTTTCGTTCACCCGCGAAGATGCCGGACGTATTTCGCATTTCAAAATAGGTCGCCAGCAGGACAGCGTCGGCGGCACGATGCGCATCCGCGGGTTCGAGCTTGTACCAACCCCCGATCTTGTCGAAGCCAGCGTCACACCTGCCGGTAACCTGTCGCCAACGAGCTTCAACACGCCGTACTCAGGCAGCAAGGTGATCTCGCTGCTGTCGCTGTATACGCCGATCTGGACTACGGCCAACGCGGTCTATGTCGTCGCCCCTGTGACCGTCGGCGGCGTGCAGCAATCGCGCCTGGCCAAGCTGAACAAGAACACGTACGAGATGATCCAGGACGTGCAGCTGGCCACTGGCACGCACGATACGACCATTGGGCACCGGGACGGCAGCGTGTGCGTGACTGATGATGGCAAGGTCATCGCGTACGGCGAGGCGCACCACACATCATGGCGCGGCGTCGCATCGCCGACCGAGGACATTTCGGCTCTCGCTGCAACAACCGCGCCTACCGGCCTGGACACGAATTGTTCGTATCGCCGCTTTTTCCGCAACCAGTTCGACGGCAGTATGTGGATGGGCGCGCGCGGCAATGGCTACTTGGCCGGCATCTATAAGTGGAACGGCGCCACATTCGATCGCAAAGGCGCTGACTTCCTCGCCGGCAACGCGGCATCGTATCTTGGCTCGTACGGCATGGAAATCGCATTTGCGAGCGTCGACACGCTGTATGTGACGACCGAATTCCTGCAAGGCAATGGCCCTTTTGAAATGTCAGGCTACCCGCGTCAGAACACCAGCCTGATCAAATCCACTGACGGCGGCGTGACGTTCACGACCATGCGTGGCAAGGCACTGAATCTGCCCCTTGTCAGCGGGACGGATGACAGCGACATTGCATTCCCGAACAACAACTACAACCACAATTCGAGCGTGGGCCGCATCGCCATTGGCGCCGACGGTCAGCCGTTCATGGTCGCAAGTTGGCAGCACCCTGACGAAGCATTCCGCAGCCTGTGGGTGGCCAAGTACAACACGAGCACGAACAAGTGGGTACGCACTCGCTTGATGGCGCACAACGGCGTGCAGGATGCGGGCACGCCGCACGTTGCGTACCACAACGGCAAGGTCTTCGTCACGGCAGCGACAACGGATGACAACGTGCCGGCCACGCTGGGCACTGCAAACCAGCTGTACCTTTTCACCACCACCGACTCTGGTGCGACGTGGAAGAAGTACGCAATCACGCACCCGTCGGGCGCATACAGCGGCGCGTACATAGACCAGGCCGCGCTCCGGCTCGACAACAAACTGCGCCTGCTACCTGATTTTGAGGCGCAGCCCAATTCGGTTATTTGGGAAATGGCGGTTCCGGGGGAGGACACCACGGCGCCAACGATGGTCGGCGACATTACGGTGTCCGCCATCACCACGTCGGGCGCCACGCTGTCGTGCTCGGCAGCGACAGATGCAGTCGGCGTCACTGGCTACGAATACAGCATCGACGGCGGCACGAGCTACAGCCTGATCGCCAATGCTGCCCGGTCGGTGGTGGTTTCTGGCCGGCCTGCAGGCACCGCGCACTCGGTGCGGATGCGCGCCTTCGACGCCGCTGGCAACCGCGCCACGCCACTGTCGGCCAGCTTCACCACGCTGGCTGAGCCGCCTGCGCAGAATTCTGTGGTGGCTTCGACGGTTGCCGAGTCGCGCCGGGTCGCATTCCCGGGCGGTACCCGCGTGGTGGCGTTCGGCAGCGTGCCAAGCGCGCGCACGCCAAACGCTCCGTACCTCGAGGCAGGCAAATGGTGGAGCGAGAAGCACCCGCTCGACGAGCGCTACTGGGTGGCGAACCTCACGATCGACCTTGCCGAGCGTGGCACCACCGCCGTTTCGGTCGAGGCCATCGTTGCTGGCGTGACAGTGCTTCAGCAGCCTGTCATCCAGGGCAAGCTGATCCCGGTGAAGCTGGGCGGGTTCAACGCAGCGACCGGCGCGGTCAACTTCTGCACGTTCCGCGTCACGTGCGCGAACGGCGAGCGGTTCGACCGCACGATCTGGTTCAAGCAGCAGGTCGGATCCTGGTCGCTGGAGAAGGACGCGGACGACGAGAGCTATTTCGTGGCCGACATCAGCAACGACCTGGCGGACAGCAACACCACCGCCAGCGCGGTGCTGGCGCAGCCGGTGGGCGTGAGCGTGCTGGTGGCGGCGGTGATCCAGGGGCCTTTGATCCTGGTGAAGCTGGGCGGCATGGACACCTTGCCGGCCGGCGTCAATTACTGCGACCTGCGCATCGACTGTGCCAACAGCGAGCGCTTCTACCGAACCATTCAATTCAACAGGGTGGACAACTGATGATCGATGCATCGCAACTGCCGAGCGTGCCGAACACCGAGCTGCTGAAGCAGCAGGATGCGGCCGCCGTCGAGTACGCGCGCGCGCCGGCAGCGCCTGGCGCGCCGCACGGCGCCGGCCGGCCACCGGCAACACAAGGAACGACCCGATGACGAAACGACTGATCATTCCGCCGGCGGCGCTGGCGGTGTCAATCGAGGCCGCCCGGCGCGCCGCGCGCGCCAGCGGCACTTCGCTGGACGATGAACTCGCGGACAAGATCCGCGACCTCGTCGATGTCGTGGAGCACAAGACTGGCCGCGCGCTAATTCACCAGACCTGGGAGCTGACCCTCGACTCGTTCCCGGTGTCGGGCACGATCAAGCTGACGCCAGCACGCCTCGTCAGCGTCGACCACGTGAAGTTCCGCGACGCGAGCGGCGTGCTGCAAACGCTTCACCCTGACGACTACCTGGTCGACTTGAAAAGCGAGCCGGGCTGGATCGTTCCGGCGCCGGGCTGCGCATGGCCGGCAACAGCCAGCCGCATCGGTGCTGTCGAGATTCAGTATGTGTGCGGCTATGGCCCGACCGAGTCCGATGTGCCGCCGGCGATCAAGGGCTACATCGTGGGCATGATCGAGAACGACTACTACCCGAACCCGAACGCGCAATACCTGTGCCGCAAGCTCGACCGAGCAGTGGTGTACGGATGACCGCCCCGTTCCGACTCGACGAGCAGGTCACGATCGAGGCGCGCACCGTTGAGAAGGATCCGGACTATGGGACCGATATCGAGGGCAGCGCCGCCTGGGTGCCGGTGGCGATCGCGATGTGGGCCAATGCGCAGGACCAGCTACCGAGCCGCGGCGAATCGACGTCGAATGGCGTGGCCACGGCGGTGACGCGCACGCGCTTGCGGATCCAGAATGACGAGCGGATCACCGCTGCCATGCGCGTCACGCTCCACGGCAAGGGCAATCGGGTGATGCAGATCATCGCTGGCCCTGCGCTGCTGGACGACCGGCGGCATGTTGAATTTATGTTGGAGGGCTATTCGCATGGCTGATGAATCAATCACCGGTGGGCGCGAGCTCGACGCCTTCCTGCAGCAGGTTTCGGTGAAGGTCGAGAGAAACATCCTGCGCGCGGCCCTGCGCGCAGGCGCGAACGAGTTCAAAAAAGACGCTCAGCAGCAGGTCCCGGTCGATGAAGGGGTTTTGCGCCGTAGCGTGCGCGTATCGACCAGGTCGAAAAAGGGCACCGTTTACGCTTACCTCAAGGCCGGCGGCCGCAAGGCGCCGCACGCGCACTTGGTGGAGTTCGGCACGGCCGCGCACAAGATCACGGCCAAGAAGGGCAGCGCGCTGGTGGTCAACGGCAAGGCAGTGCGCGAGGTCGACCACCCAGGCGCGAAGGCCAAGCCATTCATGCGCCCTTCGTTCGACACCGGCGCGCAGTCTGCGCTCACAGCGGTCGGCGCCAAGATTCGCGAACGCTTGACGAAAGAGAATATCAACGTGCCGGCACCGGAGGATTCATGAGCGTGAAAGTCATCCGCGCTCTGCTGTTGGGCGACGGCGCGGTCACCGCGCGCGTGGCCCAGCGCATCGCCGCCGGCGACGTGGCAGTCGATAAGGGCTTGCCCGCGATAGGCCTGGTCGAAGTGGTCACGGTGCCGGTCGGCGCTTTTGACGCCCAAGCCGAATACTCGATCGTCACCAGCCGCGTGCAGGTGACGGTAGTCGGAAAGCCGTATCCAGACGTGGTCGCGCTGATCGACCTGGCGCGGCGCGCATGCAACTTCGAGCGCGGCCAGATTGCGGGCGTCGACGTCATCAGCGTGCTGCGAGACACGGTCGGCCCAGATATGGAAGACGTGGCCGGAAACAGCATCAAAACGATCGACTTCAAGGTCACGTACCACGAGCCGAATTAGCAGCATCAGCAGTTTCACCCTGGGCCCGCACAGCATCCGCTTGCGGGCTTTTTTTATCTCAAAGGAATCGAAATGGGCCAAGCCTCCGGCGTATTCAAGCAGGTCACCTACAAAGTGGAGACCACCTACGGCGTCATGCCTACCGCCGGCGCGGCGCAGGCCAAGCGCCGCGTCACCTCGTCGCTGGACATGACGAAGGACACCTACCAGTCGGCGGAAATGCGCCCCGACTTCCAGATGGCCGATTTCCGGCACGGCCTGCGCAAGGTGGCCGGCACGATCAACGGCGAGCTGTCGGCCAAGACCTATGCGGACTTCCTTGCCGCTGTGCTGAAAAAGGACTTCGCCGCAGGTGTGACCGTGACCGGTGCATCGTTCACGATCGCTGGCACGGCTGGCGCCTGGACGATCACGCGCGCGGCGGGTTCCTGGCTGACCGACGGCATCAAGATCGGCGACGTGATCCGCTTGACGGCCGGCACCTTCAACGCGGCCAATCGTGACAAGAACATTCAGGTCACCGGCATGACAGCGACGGTTCTCACCGGAATCGCCCTGAACGCGTCGGCCCTCGTGCCCGAAGGCCCAATTGCCAGCGCTACCCTGACCGTCATCGGCAAGAAGGCATTCACGCCGCAGGGCGGCCACACCGACAAGTCATTCTCGATCGAGCACTGGCATCCCGACGTGCCGTCGAGCGAGGTCTTCACCGGCCTGAAGGTCGCGAAGATGACATTCACCCTGCCGGCCACCGGCATGGCCACCGTGGCCGTCGAGTTCGTCGGTAAGGACGTGGTTTCCGGCGTGGCGCAGTACTTCGTCACCCCGACGCCGGTGACCGTGACCGGCACCATGGCCGCTGTCAACGGCGTGGTAAAGGTCGGCAATGCCACCGGCGGCACGATCACCAGCGCGACGATCGAGATCACGGCCGCTCAGTCGAGCGAGCCTGGCATTGGCTCGAACACCGCCGACCAGGCCGCTACCGGTCGCGTGATCGTCACCGGCCAGGTCACGGCGAAGTTCGATTCGACCAGCCTGCGCGACGCGTTCTACAACGAGACCGAAACCAGCGCCTACCTGGCGTTCACCTCGGACAACTCGGCCGCCTCGGACTTCATGGCGTTCAGCCTGAGCCGCCTGAAGCTCAACGGCGCCTCGAAAGACGACGGCGAGAAGATCCTGATCCAGACGATCCCGTTCCAGGCGCTGCTCGACATCAACGGCGGCGCCGGCAAGGCCACCGAAATGACCACGCTGTCCATCCAAGACAGCGCCGCTTAAACCTTTTCGCCGCCACGTGCGGCAATCCAGGCACCGACCGGCTGCCGTCGCCTTTCGCGGGCGCGGCAGCAGGCACGGGCACATATCACCTCCGCGAAAGAGAAAACACCATGAACGCAAACACCCACGCCCAGCCTTCGAACCTGCTCACCAAACTGGTGGCCACCCTGGACATTGATGCTTTCGACGACGTCACCACTGGCCGCCTGGTGCTGGTCAATCCGCGCACCAAGGAGCCGACCAGCACGTACATTGATCTGGCCAGCCCGGAGCACGAGTCGCGCAAGCGCATCGACCTGGCGCGCACGCGCCGCCTGCGCGCCGAGTTCGCCGCCAACGGCAAGCTCGAATCGACCGATCCGCTGGATGATATCGAAGACGAAACCGACTATCTGGTTGCATCCTGCCTGGGCTGGAACGTCTCGCTCGGCGGTCAGCTGGTCGAGTGCACGCCGGCCAATGTTCGCACCGTGCTGACCGATCCGAAGAAGCAGTGGCTGCGCGCCCAAGTCCGCGCAGGCATCCACAAGACCGAGCTTTTTATCGTCGACTCCGCGAAAGCCTAGCGGACTGCGCCCGGGCTGAGTTCGAGCTCTCGGCCCGCCAGGGTGACGGCGCCACGCTGCGCACGCACCTGCAGCGCCTGGCCAAGAACACGAACGAGGTCGACCCGCTGCTCACGATGGAATGGCCCAAGGCCGGCCGTCCGCTATGGGATGCCTTCTGCAAAATGGGGCGCCCGGCCGGCGTGTCGGGTCCTGGCGAGCTGACCTCGCAAGAGATTCTGGCCTACCAGCAGCTGTGGGGCGTCCAGTTCAACCGCTGGGAGCTGGAAGTTATCCACATGTTCGACGGCATCGCGATGGAAGCACAGAGTCGCGCGTCGCAAAAAACCTGACAAGCCACCTGCGGGTGGCTTGTCCAATTCTGGAGCAAGACAAGATGATTATCGGAGACATGGAAATTCGCCTGCGCGCGGATATCGCACGGCTGCAGCGCGACATGGACTCCGCACGCCAGGTGGTCGGCAATGCCACCGCCGGCATGGAACGGGCTGCCAATGCGGCGAAGGGCGCGATCGCCTCGATCGCCGGCGCGCTCGGCGTGCAGCAGCTCGGCCGCATGGTCGACGAGTACGCCAAGTTCACCTCGCAGCTCAAGCTGGCGACCACATCGCAGCGCGAATACGCAGCGGCCTATACCGACGTGAAGCGGATCGCGACACAGTCGACGCAAGGGCTGATGGAGACCGGCATCCTGTATGCACGGATCGCCAACGGCACGCGCGAGCTCGGCGTCGAACAGAAGAAGGTTTCGCAAATCGTCGAGACGGTGAACCTTGCCCTGCTGGTTTCAGGCGCGGCCGCATCCGAATCGGCGTCTGCCCAGCTGCAGCTTTCCCAGGCATTCGCTTCCGGGACGCTTCGCGGCGAAGAATTCAATGCGGTGAACGAGTCCGCGCCACGCCTGATGAAAGCGCTGGCCGATGGTATGGGCTTGCCCGTGGGCGCCCTGAAGAAAATGGCCGAGGAAGGCAAGATCACGTCGAAAATCATGGCCGACGTATTGCCGGCTGCGCTCGAAAAACTGCGCGTTGAGGCGAAAGAAATCCAGACGATCTCGGGCGCCTTCACAGTGCTGCGCAATAACGTAATGGAGTTCGTGGGCATTCAGGCCAACGCCAGCGGTGCAGTGTCCGGTCTGGTATCTGTCATCGGGCTGCTGTCGAGTAACCTCGGCCTGCTCGCGGGCGTGATCACGACATTGGGCGTTTCCAAGCTGGTGACCATGTTCCAGAGCTGGGGCGTGGCAACCTACAAGCAGATCGCCGACAACAACGCGCTGCGTACGTCGACGCTGGCTGGCGCAGTAGCGTCCACTGAGGCAGCATCTGTCATCGCCGCCGCGAAGTTTTCGGAGGCACAAGCCAACGTGCGCGTAATCGCGTCCGAAGTGGCTCTGGCCAATGCACGCGTCGCAGAGTTGCGTTCGGCAGTACTGTCCGCGCGCGGCGCGACTGCACTTGCCATTGCCCAGAACGGGCTAATCCCTGCTCTTGGCCGAGTTGCGACCCTGACCGAAGCACACAGCATCGCCTTGGGCCATCAGGCAGTGACGGCGAACGCAGCCACCGGCGCCGTTGTTGCAAACACGGCAGCGGTCTCAGCGCAAGCGGCGGCAACGGGCGTTGCTGCGCGCGCAATGGGCGTGCTGCGCGGCGCCATGATGTTCATGGGCGGCCCGATCGGCACCATCATCACGCTGCTGGGCTTGGCTGCAACCGCCTGGATGGTTTGGGGCAACAAGTCGAAAGAGGCGACCGAGAAGGCCGCCGAATCGTTCGACGAAGCGCAGGTGCGCATCATCAAGGGCCTGGATGAGCAAATCGACAAGAACGAGAAGCTGCTCAAGCTGCGAAATCTGGGCGTGGCCAAGAGCGACGCGGAGAAGCAGCTGCCGTTCGTGAACCAGCTCGCCGCTGCTTCGGAGCGCCTGAATCAAATCAACATGCGCGCCGGTGCATTTGCCGGCAAGAGCAACACCGATATCGAGTTCGCACGAATTGGTGTGCTGCGCGACATCACGGACTTGACCGAGAAGATGGCGAAAGCCGAATCGACCGGCGCGGCCGTCGCTGCGCAGTCGGTGGACGAACGCGTGAAAGCGTTCAAGAAAGAGCACGCGACCAAGCAAGAGCAGATGGCGGCTGAACTCAAGGCCATTGAAGACCTCAAGGGTAAGACTGCGGAATACGGCGAGATGGAGCGCCGGATCCGTGAGAAGTATGCTGACAAAGGCGTTGCTCAAGGCATCAAGGCCGAAGCCACAGCGTACCAGAACTTGGTCACGTCGATTCGTGAAAAGGCTGCGGCGAACGATCTCGAGCTTAGCGGCTACGACAAGCTGTCCGAATCGCAGAAGATGACGATCAAGCTGGACGAGGCGATCGCAACCGGAAAGAACAAGCTCACGCCTGCACACGTGGCGGAAACGCGCGCGCTGATCGCCAAGGTGGCCGCCCAGGAAAGCGCCATCGAAGAAGGCGCCTTCTACCTGCAGCAGGCCGAGCAGCAAGCGCAGCTGTCGGCTACCGCCATCAAGGCCGCTGACGACGAAGCCGATCGCAACGAAGAGCTGGCGCGCACGT